GTATTATTACCATTCAGCAACTTCATCCCATACGGAACATTATCTCCGGCTATCAAAGCATAGGTTTTGCCAGCAAATACAATGCTCATCGGTACACTACAGTTAATCGTTGGAGTTACCAATCGTCCAGGGTTATAGATGGTAACTGTCTTAGTTCCGACCACATCATAGCTGGAATCCTGCAAAACATCTTCATTGAAATTAAAGGTGTCCCACATTGTTGATCCGACGAAAGCCAAGCTAGTTTTAAAGGGTTCGCAAGTGAAGGTTACTTCCAGCTTCCCAAACGTGCGCATTTCCTCGAATGTGCTTACTCCTTCAACCTCTGCCATGAAGTAATAATAGTTGATATCATCGAATATTAACTGGCATTTTCCTACATCCTGCAACCATTCTAAGGCCCTTGAATACAAGGCGTATAACTGCTCCTTGCTTCGTGCGGGAAAGCCTAGAATTACCTTTAGCGTGCGCTCAGTGTAGATTATCTCGCCACCGCTGGCAACTGTACTAAAATCATAAGATCCGTTCATGCCGGGAACATCTACTTTTATCTTTTTCTTAGCAGGAGGTTGGATAGACTTGGATTCTAGGTAGAGGCCAAAATCATCATAATTGTGCTTACCATTGAATTTAAAGCCTTTCACTATACTCCCACCGCCCTTCCTGCTACGCTGACGCCTTTACCTTGGATTAAGTCTATTAGGGGAGCTACTACTCGGGCTATTATTTTTCCATCAAGGTAGACAGGTACCACAACAGTCTGAGCTTGGTTGCTATTCGATGCCGCTCTTTCCTGAGTTGCTGATTTAGCTGACACACTGTCGCTCAAACTTGGCAAAGCCTTATATTTTACTCCCATGGTCATATCCGTCGAAAGTCCTTGAATGGCTTGAGCTACTTTAAATTTGTTCTTTTCGATCCCCGATGCAAGCCCTCCCATGAAGTCAGGCATCCATGATTCGTAATCTACTAAAGGCCCTTGATCTGGTACACTGAAATGCAAGAAGCTCCGTATGTTTTGCGCAACCCCTTCTACTGCTTCACCGACAGCGTGTGCGGCTTCTTTTATGCCCTTAACGATCCCCATAATCATATCGCTACCCCAAGTAACGGCTTGAGATGGTAATGCTTTAATCCAATCAATAGCTCCTGTTATTCCATTTACAATCGCTGTCTTGGCTCCGGAAATTGTACTAGATACTCCACTCTTCAGAGAAGATCCCATGTTTGACCCGATAGTAGATAATTGACCAGGTAATGCCCTAAACCAAGCCATAAGACCATTAAAGATGTCTTTTGCTCCTTGTACAGTAGAATTGAACGTATTAATTATAGAAATCTTTAAGCCGTTCATTGTTGAGATAGCCGTATTTTTTATACCTTCCCATAATCCAGTAAAGAAGTTCTTTAGTCCGTTCCATACTGCCACCGCACCAATCTTTATGGCATCCCATATTTGCGTTAGTGTCGTTCGTATAAGGTCTCCATAAACTTTAAAGATGTTCTTGATGTTCTCCCATATGTTAATGAAGTTATCTTTAAGGTTTGTGAATATATGCCCCGCATCTTCTTTTAATTTAGTGAAGTTACCAGTAACCAGATCCAATATTAAAAGTATTGATCCGAGAAATATATTCTTGATAATGGTCCATACGTTCTCAAATATAATTCGTATACTAGCAAAAATAACTTTTATGTCTCCTATTTGCTTTGAAAACTTATCATTAACAAAAGTAACTATGGAGTCAACGACACTTGTAAACGTAGTCTTTATTCCAGCCCATAAATTGGCGAAATAGGCCTTTATTCCGTTCCATACGCTTTCTGTTTTAATCTTAATGGAATCCCATGTGGCAGATATAGAAGTGCCTAAGCCCTTAAAGAATCCAGCTACAGCTTCTATAGATCCACTAACAACCTGCTTAATTCCTTCCCACACCGCTGAAATAGACGTTTTTATATTTGCGAATGTGGTCGTTGTACTCGCCCATAATTCCTGAGCCTTTGCCTTGATTGTATCCCAGTTTTTGTACAGCAGGACTCCAACTGCTACTAACCCGGCTATAACCGCTATCGTTATTCCAATCGGCCCAGTTAATACCGCCATAATTCCGCCGGCCTCTGCTATTGCCGCCGATGCTGCGCCAAATGCTCCGGCTATGCTGCCAACCGCGCTTATAAGTGTTCCCACGATAACGAGCACAGGACCGATTACGGCCACAATCCCCGCTATGACAAGTATAGTTTTCTTTGTAGTCTCATCAAGCTTACCGAATGACTGAGCCATTTGAGATAACTTTGTGATTACTGGCGTAATAACAGGTAATATATATTGACCAATATTTGCCCCTAATTCCTTCATAGTTTCGCTAAATATTCTCGTTTGGTTCGCCGTTCCTTCACTTGTTCTAGCGAAGTCTCCTTGGCTATTTTTAGTTTTATTCAAAACATATTCATATCTGAGCATTACCTTTTGACTCTGATCCATGTCCTTGTATAATGTTTTCTGGCCTGTCTCAAGAGCAAATGCTGCTAACGTACTGTCAAGCATGATTACGCCGAGGGACTTAAGCGATTCACCTTCGCCTGTAAATATCCCTTTCAAAGCATCAGAGGCTTGATCTAGTCCTATATTTTTAAAACTAGCAAGGTCCCCAGCTAATCCGACCATTTTCGTACTCATTTTACTTGCTTGTTCTGTGTTTATATCCATGCCGGATGCCATATCACCAAACAAGGAAGCCATTTCAAGTGCGGACCCTTTAGATATCCCGAAAGATTGTAGAGTATTATCAGACCAGGACTTTACTTCCCCTGAATTCTTACCAAAGGCCACATCAACTTTATTCATGTTTTCAGATAGGTCACTCGCTAATTTTGCAGCCGCTACCCCGGCTCCCACGATTGGAGCTGTTAGACCAACGGAAAGTTTCTCTCCGAAACTTTTCAGACCTTCTCCAACGGTTTTCATTTTCTCGCCGATAGTGTCTAACGATTCCCCCATTTTAGTCCAATTGCTCTCCTGCAAGGCAATATTTCTGTTATTTTCAGCCAGAGCTCTATCCATGTTATTCAATCCAGCCGCCGCGCCGTTAAGCTGTGTCTGCAAAGCTATTACAGTGTTGTTTTGCTTGTCGTACTCCCTTTGTGCCTTAGCCACCTCTGCCGAATCAGCTGCAAACGCCGCCTTAGTTTGATCTAGTTTTGTTTTTAAAGTAGTTAGTTTTTCGTTTTGCTTGTCATACTGAGTGGTTAAGAGCGTTATTTTCCCTTTTTGGGAGTCGATTTCTTTACCCAGCACTTTGTTTTGAGCAGTAAGGGCTTCCATTGACTTGTCATTTTTCCCGAACTGCGAGGCCGCAAGCTTCATCTCTGATCCAAGCATTTTAAACTCATTGTTGATACTAGCCATTGCGGATTTGAATTCTTTTTCCCCGGTCACGGCTATGCGCGGTCCTATCGAAGTTTCACCCATTGTTTCTCCTCCTTCCTACAACCCCGCATTATCAAGATCGTTCGATTGCGTTATGTGCTTTTTTTCCTCGGTATAATTAATCAGGTCGAAATACCAACCAAGATCCATTTCGTCAATATCGTTGAGTCGCCAACCATCTTTTAATAAATTAATGTAAACCTCTCTGATCCACTCTCGCAGGGGTAACACTTCTCCTGTATTTCCCCCGCTTACTCGTTTTTTGTTTCTAGCTTTTCCGTGACTCCGTTCATTACGCCGCTTATGCTCTTTGACATAGTAGACACTAATTTATCAGCATCGAGTCCGTCATACACATCATCAATTGTGAATTGATCGCCATATATTTTGCACACGAAACCGATTAGTTCGTCTAATGCCTCAGTTGTCAGATTGCTAAAATCTATCTTTTCGTTGATTGCGATTGCCTGACGAAATACTCTCGACTTTGCGGGTTGTGCCACATATGTTTTATCTCCAAGGATTATGTTCATAATGATTCCTCCTAAAATTTATTAAAAGTGAAAAGAGGACGTTACCGCCCTCTAATTATTTAAACTGTGAAATTAACTACGCTGTTTGCCACTAAAGCAATCCCAGACGCGCTCTTAATATTTGTGGTTGCGACTAGGATATAAGCACCCGCTGTTAAAGCGGCGATAGGATGTACAGTTACAATTGTGTTAAGGGCACTAATGGCCAACGTTGCGGCTACTGCAGTCCCGTCGGCGGCCATGACAAAGACGTTAGCCGGGGTCATCGTCGACGGCTGAATTGCCTTGTCGAAGGTTAGCACCAAATCAGCGGTTCCTAAAACTCCAACTGCAGCGTCAATTGGTACGCTCGTCACTGTTGGCGCGACTAAATCAGGAACTGTGGCACCTGGTACCGTTTCCAAAAATGCTGAAGTAGTAGGAGTTGTGCCTGAATCCTGATCGCCAACATCTTTCCAGTCACCATTTTTATTAGCAATGGCTAGTCCTTCTACTTTTGGAGTCTGGAAGGTTACTTTTCCTTCCTGAGTTTTTCCTTCTTCAGTAATTTCCTGAAATTTAACCTTATACAGCCAGACATATCTGCTCTTACCGTTCGCTTTAGTTCTTTCGTATCCAAGTGCCATGTATGGCGCCTGGTCGCTTACGTTGTACTTCAACCTACCTGTTATGGGATCAAGAGCGTGCCCTAAAAAGTCTGCTTGAACTTCGAGGGGCATATCTTGTGACTCAAAATCTACAGGAATATCCCCTAGGCTTGTGGCTGTTTCTACCGCTCGGTTGCTTGCATATAAGGTAGCTACATCAACCTTTGGCGCTATCTTAATATTTATAACTGGAGGCGCTTCTTTCACCGCGCCGTATGTTTCGAGGAGCTCATCTGTCATAATTGCATAAACTAATTTTTTGATACCTGTGGTTGCACTGCTTACTATCATTTCCGGCATATTGTTTTACCCCCTATAAATTTAATTTCCTGATCTCTTCGTCTATCACTTGCCCCATTCGTTCAATCACTTGGCCCTTTGTGGCGTTCACAGCAGGCCTAACAAAAGGCCTTTTTCTCTGTTTTGATGATCCACTTTCCAGCACTCTGGCCTTTAATTGATTCGCCACGTGGTCACTTCCATAGCCGTCAAAGCCCAGCTTAGTGTTCCAATTTCCGTCAGCATCTCGCTCAATAGGGGTAATACCAAAAGAGGCCAACATGTCTCCTGTCGACTCTCCTGACAAAACACCTTGAAGATTGCTTTTAATTTTGTCTGCCACGATATTGGCACCCTCAAAGATGGCTTTTTTTGCTATTTCTTCTGAATTTGTGGCGAGGTGAGATAGTTGGAGCGCGAAATCGTCACCAGCTTGGATCGTCATTCTAGCGATAATCCTTACACCTCCATGGGGATGCTAAAGATCCATTGATAGTGGATATACTTGGTTTCAGTCTCGTACTGGATTGAATCTAAATAAAAACCAATTCCAGCATTATTAAGTGCTGTTTGAATTAGGCTAAATTTTGGATCATATTCATTTTTTGTGTACAAATCGATAGTCCCCTGTATACCCTGTTCTTTCATCTTCCCATCGGCATACACAGCATCGACTTGTGTGTCCTCAGACCACACTACAAAGGGCACAATTAATCCAGTAGCGTCATAGTGGCGTAAGTTGGTTGTGACCGTTAGAAGGGCGGTCTTAACATCAGCTAACTGCATAAGACTCACCTAACCTCTCTAGGGTAAGGTCCATACTTGGTGGGGTTGCATCCTCGATGTACTGGATTTGCTTGACCGTGTACTGTTGTCCATCGATTAAGATGGCCACTAAAATGTCGGTGGCCTTTTCAGATAGGCCTCTGACTTCCGGGCAGCGGATCACAGAGTCAACTTTGATGTTGTTTTGCATGGCATTATAAAAGCGACTCATTCCAACGGTTCTTTCTTTGTAGCGAAGGGAGTTTTTGAGGACTAGGCCATCCCGAGGCATATCACCAGGTAAGGCGATATCTCCAACCTTATAAATACTAACTACTCCATCAGGGAATGATTGCCTCTTGGAGTGCAATATAAGCCCTCACCTCTTCTCGCATTTGCAGGGATAAAAGCATAGAAAGATAATTCTGCTCGAATTCGTCTAACGCATTTGACCGGGCATAAAAGCAATAATCCATCAGCAAAGCGCGTGGAAGATCTTCGATGGAATAGTCGAGAGGAACGCCTGCTAGATTATCTAGGCGAGACATCCCTCTTGCGATTATTCCCGTGAGCTTCACGTCCGTCTCAATATCTACCCAGGTTACGTCCAGATAATTACGGACAGGTTCAAGTAATTCTAATGGTAACATTTAACCACCTACTTTTTAGGTTTCTTGGTTTCCTCAACGAAAAGAGACGTGGCGTTTATTTCGCCACATCTCTCTTTAGTTACTGTAATTTCTTCTCCAACCATGTGGATCGTGCCTGTGTGCCTATCCGCAAACGATTGTACTACTTTTACGTTCATGTTCTACTCCTTATACCACCGGAATGTTATAAACAGTCATGATTGTTGGGACTAATGCGGAAATGTCGGCATAGACAAAGGCGTTATTGTCGAGCGCCATACCGTAGCCATACAGCTTAACGAGATAAACGCGCTCGTCTTCGAGGAAATGGTACTCGTCGGAAAACTCAATCTTACCTGATTTGGCAGTACCAATGCCCATGAAGTAGCGGTCAGCAAGACCAAAAATAGCTTTACCAACTGGCATTTCAACGCTTTGAATGACCGTAGTGGGGAATGGGAACACATCGTTTTTGTATGTTCCGTCTGCGCTCCGAACGGTCGTTGCTGGCATTATCTTAGTCAGATAATCCGCAGGGTTAACTATAAGAATTACCCCATTCACGACTCGTGGATTCCCCATTGGGTCCACTGCCATTCCACCGATTAAGGTGCCATACGTTACGGGGTCAAGTTTGATTACCGGCACTGTAGCTTTTAGAGGATATACGCCGCCAGTGACGACAACGCCCTCTTGTACCTGGCGATTCATACCGATTGGCATATTGAGGCCGGTACCATTGATGATAGCCGCTTCAAGCCCAAAGGCGATTGCTTCAGAGAGAATGGCGCGAACATAACGGTCTAGCCATGCGGGACCGAGATCCAGCATCGACTTTGCAACTGGCAGGAACGCAGATAATTTCATCAACGTCATGTTGATCTTTTTGAATCCACTCGTAAGCTCGGTCACGATTGCGGAGGTTAAGACTCCCCATGTTGCGAGCTGTTTTGTGTTTGTGTTTACGATAAACTCAATCAAGCCGCTGGTGTTTTGGAAGTTGATAACATTCAGGAGGGGGTGATTTGCGATAAGCATATCAAATACTGCGTCAATCGTGGTGATCGGCAGTACGGGTGTAAGGTCAGCGAGTGCCTGTTTAGGACTATTGGAGCGCATGGCCTCGATAACAGCCTGATAGTATTTGTTTTCCTCCGAGGTGAGCTGGCGAACCCCGCGGCCTGCAAGGACCGTATTGTCAGCCGCCTGGACCATTGATTGTGCTTCCAGCATGACCGTTTCTTGGATGTTGGTTTGGAATTCTCCGAAGGCTTGAGTAAAGTCCTCTGTGTTGTCTTCCTTCATGGCCTTTTGGATCTTTTGGAGGATTGCGGTTTTTTCAGCTTGTAATGTATCTTTGTTTTTCATGTTTTTCTCTCCCTTTTTTAGCGGAATAGTGCCGCCATTAATTTTTTAGTTTTATTTTGTTCAGGTTCTGGGATTGGATCGGGGTCTGGGGTTGGTTCTGGGATCGGTTCCGGTGTTGGTTCAGGTTCAGAAATTGGTTCAGCTAATTCACGAAGTTGAGCAGCGAGAGATTTGTTGAATTCGATGTGCTGTGAAATTGATAAATTAGCTTTTTGCAACATCTGCTTTGATTTAGTGAGGTCTGCTTCTTTTTCTGCATATTCATCAGCAAGACCGTACTCAAGACATTGTTCAGCAGTAAGCCATGTTTCAGCGTCCAGCATTTCCATCAACTTACCTTCTGTGAGCTTATCCCCTGCCTTTTGCAGATAAGCCTGCCTATTACCCTCCGATATTGTGTCTAGGTCGTCGGCAGCCTTTCTAAGTTCCTTAGCGTTACCTGTAGAAGTGGTCCACATATTGTGAATCATCATCATGGCATTTTTAGGCATAACAATTTTATCGCCTGCCATAGCGATTACGGAGGCCACGCTACAAGCAAAACCGTCAATATAAACGGTCTTCTGTGCCGGGTGACGCTTGAGCTGGTTATAAATAGCCGTACCCTCGAACACTGACCCACCATAAGAATTTACAAAGATATTGATTTGTTTCGCGTCTGGATTCTTCCCTAGTTCCTCCCGAAAATGCTTAGCAGAGTTTTCAGATTGAACAATAGTCCAGCTTGTCCAGTCGATTGTAATATCTTCTACGTCGCCATAGATGAACAGGTCTAATGCGTTTGGGTCTGCTGCCTGTTTCAATTCCCACATTTGTTTAGCCATTGTATTTTTAGCCCCTTTCAACATTAGAAAAACACTCCATGAATGAAGTGCCAAATTGATAGCTTTTTCAATTTTAATATAGGCTTTATGTTCCCGCATTTAAAGCATTCAGAACATCATCGATAGAGCTGTAATTCTTGGTCAAAAAGTGAGTATTAGCATACTCTTCTTCAATCGGTTCCTCGTTGACTAGCTTGCGAATATCGTTGATTGTAAACGCCCCACTTGCTATCAGCTTATCAATAGCAGTAGATACGCTCAAGAGATCCACATGAAGGATAGATTTAGTGTCAATCTTTAGGTAGTTGCCTTTACTAAATCCGGAATAGCCGTTTCTCTTGCGGTTAATCTCTTCCGCAATGTTATCAACTAGCGGATCAACGCAAAACGTTAGATAGCTCATCAAAGCGTCTTTAATCCCGGCAATGTCTCCCTTTGCTAATGCAGGAGGGATACCAAACGCCTTCGCCGTGAAGTCGCTGATATCATCCATCATTGAGCGAATATCGCGGGTGCTTGAATCAGAATAAGTCTTGCTCCCAATGTCTGTATAGTCGTAACCCTTCGGCAATGGCAAAACGGCATTTTCAGCGGTAAAAAACTTTTTGAAACGGTTATTCATGAGATCGTCAAAGGCTGCCTTTGCCTTCTCATCCCCTTGAGCAATGGAGGCATAGTTCAGTACCCCACGGCTCCCTCTGGACTTCTGGTAGGCCTTCATGCCGTAGGTGATAAGCTTTCCATATGATTCATAGATGCCGTTGGTTACCTGTCTCATGTCCTTCTCGGATAGTTTGAAGTACATTACATCAGACATTCTGTACTTTGTGGCGAATGTGTAATTGCCAACAGTAACGCCCTCAAAGGTATTGTCGACTAGGGCATATTCTGTTTGCTGAAAGGAATCGGCCACTAGCAACCCACCGTTTTCCTCGATCACTAGGCACTCATTTTTAAGGTATAGTTGAGCAATCAGTTTGTGCATGAAAGCGGTAGAGTTTTGATTCTTGTTTGGGCTCACGTTCCAGAGGTAGTATTCTTTTCCCTTGACCTCCTTGCCCCCGGTGAAGGTTTTTAGTTCGCATTTGCTGACGCTGTTAGCCACCATATTAATGCATGACCAGAACGCGAGTTCACGAATGTGAATTTCTGCGACGATGGCGTACATCTCTTCGTCCGTTACCTGGGTAGACGTTAAGATGCCGCCGGTTAAGAAATCACGGATGTAGTTTATAAGGCCCAAATCTGTTCACCTCCTTTTAATAGCTGTAGACCGGAAGATCCGCAATTATTTCTTCATCGTCGCTCATTCTTTCCTCAATCACAATTGACGCTACCAGTGCCATAAAGCTATCTGTTTTTCTAGACTTGCTCTCAATTTTTCCGTAGTAATAATTTCCGGTGTCTGTGCCTTGCTTCTTACCAGCTCTGAGCAATTTTGTATTATTTGTCGCCCATCGTAACAGGACGTTATCCCCCCACGTGAAAAGCTGATTGGTGAAATAACTCCCAATCACTGGAACAATTTTCATAATGTCGGATGGCCTGACTAGGTATACGTTTTTATTTTCCTTTGCGTCGAACCCTATTCTCTTTAGAGATGCCGATAGCAGGGAGTACCTGAAATTATCTAATGCCAATCCAATAATATTGTACTTTGTGCCAAGTTCTTGGATGTAATCAGTCAACAGATCCGGGTTAATCTCTTTATCATCCACCAGCGTCAAACCTCGCCCATTGTCTGCCCAAAGTTTCCAGGGTATTTGCAGCCGCCTTAAATCTCCTGAGCTCAAGCACAACCACGCATGGGATATATCGTAACGTTTGCCATCCTTTTTAAAATGGAAATTCACACTGGCCATATCATTTATGGATGCATAGTCGATCCCAACTGTGCAGTCCCATCCTTCCATGTCCGGCAGCTCTTGATTAGTAGCAATGATGTTATCCCACTCAGTAACTTGCATCTCCTTGTTTCCTTTAGGCCAGTTCATTCGTTTGGTATAAAACTCCTGTTCAATATGTGGTTCGTACTTCAATTGGACAAATTCTTTGTTCATTTCTTTTTGAAGTTCTGCAAAAAATCTAAGAGATGGGTTCGCCTTATGCCACATATCAGGCTCCAATGCTTCCTTCTCGTCGTCTATCTTGTAGATCAGGGGCAATAACCCCAGGTCTTTGATCGTTCCGTTCAGCACATCTTTTGAAAGGGTTAACTTATCGTCCAGCACTCCCTCTCTAACATGGCCATTGGTCGTAATATAAAAAGTTCTGGAATGCTTTTTCTTACCGAAACCCGATGTGAACACGCTAATCATTTTGTAATCTTCGTATTCGTGGATCTCATCAAAGATCAAGCAAGCTGTTCTCTTCCCATCCTTCGTCCTGGCGTTCGATGTGTTGAACTTTATATAAGAATTTGTCTTAAGGTTGACGATCTTTTCCTTTGACTTATAAAAGAACTTTTTTGACTTCAGCCATGTTCGATCAAGCATCTCGTAAACATCGCCGAAGGACGTTCCAGCCTGGTCTTCGCTGTTGGCTATGATATCAACGTTGTAAGCCTTTACTCCGTGGTATTGAGTCGTTAGATACCACGCCACCGGGGATATGAAACCATTCTTACCATTCCCCCTTCCCATCACAATTAAGAATTCGTCAAAGACAACAGTGTCGTTAGACTTATAAAAGCAATGGATCAAGGCAAAAACAAAAAGCTCCCAGTCAAGTAGTTTGAATTCAAAATACCTTTCCATGAGCTCCACGCCTTTTTCAATTGCAGCACTATCAATAAACACATCAGGGTTATTTAGCTTTGACTCGATATAATCCATGGCCTGTTTAATTTCTTTTGATGCTGGAATTACCTCGTTGCGTATATCATCCATGTAAGAATCAATGAATGGATGATAGTTACATATCCTCATCTCCATCATCTGCCTGTCTTGATCTACTTGCCTTTAGATCCAAGTCATTAAGGATCTTTAGCATTTGAGCGCTCGTCTTGTTTAGCTCGGCAATGGAGTCGTTTTTCTTAACTCCACCTTGACCTCCACCGTTATTCCATTCAACTTGTACTCCGCGCTCACTGATATCCTTAATGAGCTCGTTTTTAATGTCATACATGCACAAATAATCGTTCACTAGATCTAGGTAGTGGTTACCAAAGGTTCCGTTTCTTTCAAGCTGATTTATAAGATCCCTTTTTATATCGTCCCTTGTAATAATAATTACCACCCCCTCCATCATGTAAATATTTCAAAATCTTTCAAATGTACAAAACCCAGCTGAGTACGATGGTATCTCCTTAATATTGGTATTTATTGGACCGGGGGCCTATCTATTTCAAATTCTTTTTTAAGAGTAAGACTACAAGCTGATCTCATAGCGTTTTTATTGTGACTACAAATTGTTTTAGCACATTCTATATTCTTGTTAGGATTGCAAACATAGAGAGGCTTATCATTTGCTCTGTCATTGTCCCATCCGTTATCAACATGCGAAAGCACCAACTCAAAAGCACCTATCATTCCAAGGATATAACTGTGCATGTGAGTGCCTTCTTCAAACCTAAGCAATCTCTTGTTATTATCTCGAATGTTTTCCTCGCAAGTTATCTGTATTCTCTCTATATTTGTTGCCTTATTCCATTCAATCTTCATCATCAATCCCACCTCACAATTAAAAGAGAGCCTAAATAATTTAGACTCTCTCTTGACATTTAATTTTAAATTGTCATTCTTACGACATCTATTATCTATAAATGTTTTCCCCATACTTCCCAACAGCTAGCACGCCCACCGCCATATAACGCCGTTGGACTTGTTTCAATTATTCTAGTTATCTTATTGCCTTCATACGGGTAGTCCACCTTATCACCTATCTTATAAGCACCAGCAGTATGGGTAAGAAACAACTTCTTTTCTCCTAGCAGTTTATCTAGCCAACGCATATTAACGCCCCTCTCCTCGTATCAATATTACCACATTTACTTATTCAATCCCAGCGTTCTTTGGTGATTGGTTCCGGCAATTCTTTCCTAACCCACTTATGAATCTCTTCATGACAGTTATGTGAAAGACTGATCAGGTTCCTCTTTGTCACTCCATCATCATCCTTATAGAACTTCTCTAGCCCTAACTCTGGATGCAACAAAAGGAAGTTGACATGGTGAACAGTGTTAGCCTTCTCATACTTGCCCTTAGCCTTACACACTTGGCACTCATGCTTATCATCCTTAAGGACTTCCTTACTCAATCTTCGCCATAGTTTATTCCTATAGAATTTCTCGGCGAATTCTTTACCTACCCTATCCATACAGCCTTATTAGTCCTCATATCCTTATCTATAGCAGCAGACTTCCTCGTCTGTCTATCCTCTGTTAATGCCGAATGATTTTCACACCTAATACCTATCCACCTATAGCAATTAGGACAGTTCTTCTTGGCACCTGAGTCTCTTGGTTTATAGTGCTTACACATTATCGCCATCGTTGCACCTCCTGTATTTGGACATAAGAAAAAGAACACCCATTTAGATGTTCTTTCGTTGTTGATGAATCTTGAGCGGAATCGAACCGCATACCTCGGCGCGCTGTCCCGAACCATCGGCAAGATTCATTATTAGGCCGGACCCAAAATGAGTCCGTCCTCCATTCACAGATTACCACCTAACCTATCAATTGTCAATCATTAGTGTTATGCTTAGGGGTTTTCTCCCCACACATATACCGTCGGCTTATTTCCTTTCTTACTTTTCTTTACCTTCATGGCCCCTCCGCCGCCTGGTGCCGTTGGACCAGACATGCATTTCACTGGATCCTTACTCACTAAGTCGGCCACATGATACTTACGATAATCCTTCCAGCGTTCCTCTCTCGACATCTTACTAAACCCATCGAACCAAGTGCCACGACACTTCTCCACTGATTCCACTACCTCAACGTTCACGACCTTCTCCGATACCTCAGCCGCCCTGATCACAACCTCGAGATCTGTCTCAATGTGATAATGCCCAGGCTTGCAAGATCGATCATATTTGCATTCCTCGCAGTTAGGCCAGTGGTTCGGACATATCCTATCTTCTGGTAACTTCATTCATCCACCCTCTGATCTATAAATTGATGTTCGCAAGTATTACACATCCACTTTTGGAAGTATGAATTGAAGAATGATAAGCAACCACATTTAGGACATAATTTGTATTGCATAGTTTCCCCTCTCTACCTGCAAGGACTCCACCCGCAAGCCACACAGACAACGCACCCGCCCTGATGTATTAGCTTATTACCACAATCAGGGCAATCGATTGTCATGCTTCCCACTCGCGATTTTTGGCGCGTTCCATAGCTTCGCATTCTGCATATTTCCAGCATTCACTGCATTCTGAATCAAATTTCAGCGGGCAAGCGTCACGCATTTCGCCCTGCTCATCCGCACGTTTCCCTGTATCCATCAAGGCCCAAATCATGACTACCACAAGCAATACGCCTTCACCGACTAGGACTAGGACACCGCCTACTATTGTGCTTGCAAGATCTAAAAACATTATTCTTCCTCCCTTTTATATCAAATCAAGACAATAGACTTCCATAGCTCCCCTAGCTTTATTACAAAACGTGTATCCACTTTCTATTTCCATTCCGCTGTCTTCGCCAAAGCATGGATAGTATCTTACATAGGCAACATACACTTCGTTTAACTCATCGATATCAATTTCATACTCATCTCTTGCCATATCCAAAAAGTCTTTTTCGCTTTTAAACAACGATTTTTTACCGACTACATTCATTGCGGAGCCGTATCCACCTTCTTGAAATTTCATTGTTGTAAATTTCATTTTATTCATATCCTTTCACCATTAAATAGTATTTTGTTTAGGATCTAAATAATATGTTC